GTTATCATATCACAAGGTGGTCGTGAAAAAGAATTTTTTAGAAAGTTTGATACAGTTATGAGTGGACATTTTCATCATAAGTCAGATGATGGTCAGATATATTATCTAGGTACACCATATGAAATATATTGGAATGATTGGGAAGATAAAAAAGGATTTCATATTTACGATACAGAAACAAGAGAGTTAGAAAGAATAGTAAATCCATATACAATATATGAAAAGATATATTATGATGATACTAAAGAAAATTATCTAGAACATGATACTACAAAGTATGCAAACAAATATGTAAAACTTATTGTAGTGGTTAAAAAAGATTTATATCAGTTTGACCAATTCTTAGATAAACTATATGCTGCAGATGCATTTGATATAAAAATTGTCGAAGATTTTTCAGACTTAGATGCAAGTACAGTATCAGATGATATTGTAGAGAACACAGAGGATACAGTCACACTATTAAACAAATACATTGATGACTTATCTATCAATTTAGAAAAGGATAGATTAAAAAATCAAATGAAATCTTTATATACAGAGGCACAAGACTTAGACTTAGAATGATAATATTTGAAAAGGTTCGTTGGAAGAATTTTCTCTCTACAGGAAACCAATATACAGAAATAGATTTGAATTGTAATGAAACTACACTTATCATAGGTGAGAATGGTGCTGGTAAATCTACCGTACTTGATGCATTATGTTTTTCACTATTTGGAAAACCATTTAGAACAATCAGTAAATCTCAATTAGTCAATACAGTTAATGCAATGGAAACTGTTGTAGAGATTGAATTTAGTATTGCAAGTCGTAAATATAAAGTTATTCGTGGTATCAAACCAAACAAGTTTGAGATATGGCAAAACGATAAGATGTTAAATCAAGAAGCCAATAATCGTGACTATCAAAAAATACTAGAACAACAAATACTAAAACTAAACTATCGTTCATTTACACAAGTTGTTATCTTAGGTAGTTCAACCTTTGTACCATTTATGCAATTAAAGGCAAGATTTAGGAGAGAGGTTGTTGAAGATTTATTAGATATCAAAATATTTTCAACAATGAATATGATACTTAAACAAAGACTAAAAGATTTAGTTGTAGAATTACAAGAAGTAGATTATAATTATAAGTTATGTAATGAAAAAATAACTATGCAAGAAACTTATATAAAAGACATTAAAAATAATGCTGGTGTTATTATAGAATCAAAACAAAATGATTATCATTCTAATTCATTAATGTTAGATGAAAAAGTAAATAATAAAAAGAAATTAGAAGAAACTCAAAAAGGATTATTTGAATCAGTCACAGACCAAATCAATGTAGAATCTAAAGATGTAAAACTAAAAGACTTACGCTCTACACTTATAGAAAAACAAAAAGAAAAAGATAAGATGATTAAGTTTCTATCAGAGAATGAAGACTGTCCTGCTTGTGAACAACACATAGATAAAGATTTTAAATCACAAATGATATCTACAAAAGAAAAAGAAAAAAATGAGATTGTCACTGGTCTTACAAAAATGGAAGAAGAATTAGATAAGACACAAAGTAGATTACATGAAATAGTTAAAGTCACAAATAATATACAAGATAACTCTATACAGATAGCACAATTAAATACATCTATAAAAGAATTAGAAAAATACCAAGAAAGATTATCTAATGAAATTACAGAGTTAGAAAAAAGTACAATTAATAATTCTGATGAAGAAAAACTAAAAACACTTAAAACAGAATTTGATGACATAGAAAAAAATAGAAAAGATTTAAGAGAAGAAAAAATCTATAAAGAAGCATCAAGAGCCATGTTGCAAGACACAGGTATTAAGACTAAAATTATTAAACAGTATTTACCTATCATGAATCAGTTGATTAATAAGTATCTGGCATCTATGGAATTCTATGTTAACTTTACATTAAATGAAAACTTTGATGAAACAATTAAATCAAGATTTCGTGATAACTTTAATTACGCCTCATTTAGTGAAGGTGAAAAAATGAGAATAGACTTGGCACTATTGTTTACATGGAGAGCCATAGCAAAAATGAAGAATAGTACAAATACAAATTTATTAATACTAGATGAAATATTTGATAGTTCACTAGATAGTGCTGGAACAGATGAGTTCCTAAAGATATTAAATACACTTGAAGGTGAAAATGTATTTGTAATCAGTCACAAACAAGATGTATTAGTTGACAAGTTTAAACATACACTTAGATTTGAGAAGAATAAAAACTTTAGTAAGATGGTGGCAGTATGAGTGAAGTATCAAAATTATTAGAACCAAACAATATTATATTACGAACCCGAATGGAATCTGTAAGTAAGGATTGTGATAGAGAAAAAGTTAGACAAGATTTAATAGATTCTATGGAACACTATCAAGGTGTTGGTTTATCTGCAAATCAAATAGGTATTGCAGAAAGAGTTTTTATTCTATATGAAGATATCAATACTAGAAAAATACTTACATGTTTTAATCCTAAAATAGTAGAAACATCAAAAGAAGAAATATCAATAAATGAGGGATGTCTAACATACCCTGGTGTATGGTTAATGGTTAAAAGACCTATTGCAATCAAAGTTGAATTCGAAGATGAGAAAGGTAAAAAACATGAGAAAGCATTTGATGGTTTAACATCTAGAATATTTCAACATGAATACGACCACATGGAAGGTACCGACTTTACACAGAAGGTATCTAGATTGAAAATTGAAAGAGCAATGAAGAAACTCAATAAAACAGTCAAGAAATTACAAAAGTCTAAATGAGAATGATTCTCATTATCATCTAAGTTATTGAAATTGTTCAATATTTATACAATTTAATTTCTAGAAATTCCGAAAATCCTATATAAATCAACGCATTATAACCCTTGACAATACCTGTTTGACCTGTCATACTTGCTGTGTAATCAAAATTAAGAGAGTTGAGATTTATGAGAAACCCCCAAAAACAAAAAATCAAGTTAGAATCTGTTAAAGATAAATCTACTTTAGTTAAATTATTAGCTGAAGAAGATTTGACTGTATCTTATCAGAAAGTTTCTACTGCTAGTTTTAATCCTAATACTAGAGAAGTAGTTCTTCCTATATGGAAAGATAAATCAGAATCAGTTATGGACATGATGTCACTTCATGAAGTGGGTCATGCTTTATATACACCATTATCTTTATTAGAAGATGGTCACAAGAAAAAAGTTAAACATTCTTTCGTGAATGTTCTAGAAGATGTTAGAATCGAAAAAATGATTCAAGACAAATATCTAGGTTCTAGAAAAGTTTTTAAAACTGCTTATAAAGAATTATTAGAAAAAGACTTTTTCGGTATTAATGGAAAAGACTTATCTAAACTTAATTTAATTGATAGAATTAATATGCATTATAAGAATGTACCAAATGTACCTTTTAATGATGATGAATTAGAGTGGGTTCAAAAAGCAAATGAAACTAAGACTTCTGATGATGTCTTAAATCTTGCTGTTGAATTACAAGAATGGATGTATGCAAATCAGAAAGATACAGAATCAGATGATATGTTCAAATTAGATATTGCAATGCCAGATGAAGAATCAGAAGATACTGATGGTGAAGATTCAGAATCAGATGATTCTAATAGTTCCGAAGATGGCGACCAAGAATCAGATGATACTGATGGTGATGGTAATTCAGATTCAGATTCAGAAGATGAAAAAGAATCAGATAATGGTAAATCATCTAAGGGTGTAGATTTAGAAGATAAATCAAAACAAGAATCAAAAGGGTATACTAAAGGTAATGGTGATACTAAATCAGATTTCGATGGTATCGAAGCAATGACTGATGATAACTATCAGAAAAAACAATATGATGCAATTGATGAAGATGCAAAAGAAGTTATACACTTGAATATTCCTAAAGTAAATCTAAAAGAAATAATCGTAGACTATAAAGTAGTTAATGATGATTTAACTAAACACTATAAATCAAAGTGTCAAGGTTATGAATCAAATACAAAATATATGGAATGGATTGAAAAAGATATTATTGATTTCAAAAATGAGCAAAAACAAACTATATCATATATGGTTAAAGAATTCGAAATGAGAAAAGCTGCAGACTTGTATAAAAGAAGTACTGTATCAAAAACAGGTAGTTTGAATATGGATAAACTACATGGTTATTCTTACAATGAAGACATATTCCTAAAAATGAATGTTGAACCAGGTGCTACAAATCATGGATTAGTTATGTTTGTAGATTGGTCAGGTTCTATGGCAGATAACTTTTACAATACAATCAAACAGACTTTAAATCTAGTTTGGTTTTGTGAGAGAGTAAATATTCCTTTTGAAGTTTATGGATTTACAAATGGTTATTCTCTAAGAGAAGACACTAACAAAAATCCTAATATTCAAAAAAGAAAACTAAATGATATGGTAATTAATGAATTGAGATTATTAAATATATTATCAAGTAGAGCAAACAAGAATGATATGCAAGAAGGTCTTGTAAACATATGGGCATATGCTAATTATTGGGGTGAATACAGAAATCAAAATAAAAGTAGAATGCCTGTCAATGATATGGGTAGAGTTGATATATATCCAATATATCCACATTCAGAATATCAATTACATAGTACACCATTGAATCATTCAATAGTTGCTGCTATGGACTTGGTACCACAATTCACAAAAGACTATGGATTACAAAAAGTACATACTGTATTCTTAACAGATGGTGCTAGTAATAGTATTGATAAAAGATATGAATGGTCTACAGAAGATTATAGAACATACTCAGAAAAGTATGATGAAAACGGTAATCTTATTCCTTTACCAGAAGATTTTGAAGGTGAGATGATGTCAAGGCAATTTGAAAAATATGAAAAAAGTGTAGTTGTAAAAGACCCAGTCACTAATAAAAAATGGTCTTCTGACCCAAAAGCTAGATATTCTGAATTTAGATATCAAGAACAAACAGATGTTTTATTATCATTCTTAAAAGCAAGACAACCAAATATGTCTATTACAAACTTCTTTATTGTAAATGGAAATAGTAGAGGTACAGTTTCTAGAAATGATATTGAATACATCTTTGGTTTAAATTATTGGGATGATGCAGATAAAGTTAAATCTATTCAAAAAGAAATTAAAAAGAATAATGTTGCAGTTTGTACAACGCAAGGTTGGGATGAAATGTATGTTTTACCAGGTGGAAAAAAACTAGATATATCAGATGATGATATGTCAGGTATAAAACCTGGTTTAGCTAAGAAATCAGAATTGAAAAAAGCATTTGGAAAAATGTCTTCTGGTAAAAAGAATTCTAGACCACTATTAAATAAGTTTATAGGAATGATTGCCTAAATGAGAATCATTCTCAATAAGAAAAGAATTAGTAATATAATTGGATTAAATGAGTTAAATCTCTTGACAAACCTTGTTTCAACCTGTTATACTTGCTATATGATGATGAAAAGAGTAATAAGAGAAAAAATCCTAAATGAGAATGATTCTCAATTACTATTTTCAGAAAAAATAAATAATGAGATATGTGAGGTATCAATATGAAAGAAAATAAAATGACGGCAATACAGAAATCGTTTGTTGCTCTTGCTACTGAAAAACATGGTGAGAATGCAATCCTTTCTAGAAAAGAAATGAATGATGTATGTAATGAAAATGGTTTACCAACTTCTGCTTGGAGACCAGTAAAAGAGTTTAAAGTAGGTCACGGTCAATATCAATTACCAAGTGATACTGATTTATCTGATGTATCAGATACACCAGATGTTCCAATGACACCAGAGGTCACTACAAGTCAACCTGAAACTACAATCAACCTTATGGCTAATACAGAAACTCAAAATCTGATTCCTAGCCACTTCGAAGGTTTTGTACCTTGGGGTCATTGTGCGACTATTAAAAAAGTGATTCAATCTAAAATGTTCTATCCTGTTTTTATTACAGGTCTATCAGGTAATGGTAAAACATTAATGGTAGAGGAATTACATAGTCAATTAAAAAGAGAATTGATTAGAGTAAACATTACCATTGAAACAGATGAAGATGATTTACTTGGTGGATTCAGATTAATCAATGGTGAGACCAAGTTCGTTCCTGGCCCTGTGATTCAGGCAATGGAAAGAGGTTGTACTTTACTTCTTGATGAGTGTGATTTGGGTAGTAATAAACTACTTGCATTACAACCTGTTCTAGAGGGTAAAGGTGTCTTCCTTAAAAAGATTAATAAATGGATAACACCAAAACCTGGTTTCAATGTGATTGCAACAGCCAACACTAAGGGTAAAGGTTCTGATGATGGTAGATTCGTTGGTACTAACATTCTTAATGAGGCGTTCCTTGAAAGATTTGCTGTCACAATCGAACAACCATATCCTAGTTCAAAAGTTGAAAAGAAAATCATACTTGGTTCTATGGAAAAGTATGGTAAGACAGATGAAAAGTTTGCAGACAATCTTACAATCTGGGCAGAAGTTATTAGAAAAACATTCTATGATGGTGGAGTTGATGAAATCATTTCTACTAGAAGACTTGACCACATTGTGAAAGCATTCTCAATCTTCAAAGATAAAATGAAATCTATTGAGTTGTGTGTATCAAGATTTGATGATGATACAAAAGATTCATTCATGGATTTATACACTAAGATAGATGCTGGAGAAGATGTACAAGGTATATCTGATTCAGATGAAGACTTAGATGACCCAGAAGATGAAAATGTTAATGAAGACGGTGGAGCTGTAAACTACTAAGATTCAAACTTCATGTTTGATACCTCAGGTGGGGGAGCGAAAGTTCCCTCACTTTTTTTACAATTTATAGGTATAGGTTGTATAAATAAAAATGTGAACGCCTAATGGGTTCACACTATAAACTTTGCTTAACTAAGGAGGTTAACTATTATGGTAAAACTAACACATTTTGATGTAAATCAATTCGCACCTTTTACAGTCGGATTTGATAGGGTCTTTGATAGACTTGTAGATTATGGAACAACCTACGATACTGGTGGATTCCCACCATACAATATCAGAAAGACAGATGACTTTAAACATGTTATTGAAATTGCTTTGGCAGGTTTCAGTAAAGCTGAAATAGAAGTTATTCTAACTGATGGCATTCTAGAGATTAAATCTTCGGACTTGCCAACAACAGTAAAACCTAAAGATGATATGGTTCATAAAGGTATTGCAAAGAGGGCCTTCACTAGAAAGTTCACACTTGCAGATGATATTGAAGTCAAAGATGCGAAACTAGAAAATGGTTTACTTAGAATAGACTTGGAACAAATTGTGCCAGAACACAAAAAACCAAAAACTATTAAAGTAAAATAATTTAAAAAAAGTGTTAGGAACAGGTTGACAAAGCCTGTTCCTTTCGTATATAATAGCTACAAGATTGAATAGGAATATATTATGAGTGATAAAGAAGATATAAAATTAAAAATTGAAGATTCGGATTTTGGTATGGGTGGAATTGATAGATTCAATTCTGAAACTGGTAAATCTGAAATCATTAGAGAACCAGAAACAGATAGACCCTTTACTATCGGTGATTACAATAAAGCATTGGCAGATGCACAAAAAAAACAGGAAAATATTATGAGTGAAGAAACACAACAAGTGAAAAGAGCAGATATGATAAATGCTCAAAACAAAGCCTCAGAAGAACAACAAACAGATACGGGTGAGGAAGTTCCAAAAAACCCTGGTGGTATTGAAATTGCAATGCGACCTAAAGTTGCTGTTAACATTATGAGGTGTCAGATACCAACAGAAGTCACATCAGAATTAAATCAACATATTGAAGATGTAATTATTCCAAACAATGTAGACCATTCAAAAGGCCTTGTAGGTCAAATCAGACAGAACGAAAGGTCGGCACAATTAACATTCCCACATGAAGGCGATGAAGTCGGTGAAATGTTTAGTGGTGTCTTACAAAGACTTGCAAGAGAATTTGTTGATAGGTCAATCGGAATAGAATGTGAAACCTCAATGGAAAGTATGTGGACTGTACATAGTTATAGTGGTGATTACAATCCTGTACATGACCATGGCACAAGAACACCTATGGGTGTATCATGTATTATGTATTTACAAGTTCCTAGATGTATTGCAACCTTAGGAAACCCATCAGAAAATTTTGATGGTTTAAATGAATCATCAGGTGCAGTAGATGGTTTTACATATTTAACTTGGGGCACTAATGGTATGCGTGATATTAATATGTTAAGACCTATTACAGAGGAGTATATCAAACCAGAAGTTGGTACATTAATTATGTTCCCTAGTTGGTTAAGACATGGTGTTATGCCTTTCTTTGGAAAAAAAGATGATGAGAGAAGAACATTCTCAGCAAACATCAATGTTAATTTAAAAGAAAAACTAACTGGTGACCATTATAGAAAAGACCGCTCTGGTGAACAGTCGTGAGTTTAAAAGACCTTTCAGATTCTTTAGTTGAAAAACAAAAAGAATCTAAAAAAGAAAATCAATCTTTTGATACACATGCACAAGTAAAAACTGTTGCCTCTTATAAATTGATGGCAGTGCAATTCCCAGATGCATTTGTTGATGATATTAATAATCACATTGATGAAGTTATTGTACCTAGTAATGTATCTCATGAAAGTCAGCTAGTTGGACAGATTAATCAAAACGAAAAATCTGCTCAATGGACTTTTCCTTTAGATGATAAAATGGGAAAAGATTTTAAAACTGTTATAGATAGATGTGCAACTAGTTTAATAAAAGATAAGACTGGTTATAATCGTGATAGTATTGCAGATGCTTTTGAAGCATGGACTGTACACAGTTATGCTGGAGATTACAATCCATTACATGCACATGGTTGCCAAACACCAGCAGGACTATCTATGATAATGTATTTGAAAGTGCCAAAGTGTATTGAAGATAAACCATCATTTCCTAGTTTACATAATGCCTCTGGCGACATTGATGGGTTTACAGGTTTAATCACATCAACAAATACTATTGCAGATGTTTATAGATTAAAGTTAGATGCACAAGAATATATAAAACCTAAAAAAGGATTTATGATAATATTTCCTAATTGGTTGCAACATTGTGTCATGCCATTTTTCGGAGAAGGTGAACGAAGAACAATGTCTGCTAACTTTAATATTAGAGATAGTAAAGAAACAGTTGCACAATTTAAATCACCAACATTGAATAAAGAACATTAAACAAACGGAGTATATTATGAAACTAAGTGAACATACAGTAGATGTATTAAAAAACTTTGCAACCATAAATCAAAACCTTGTTATCAAGGAAGGTAGTACATTAACAACAATGTCTGCCATGAAAAATATTGTTGCAAAAGCAGAAGTAGAAGAATCATTTGATAAGGAAGTAGCAATCTATGACCTAAATGAATTTCTAGCTTCTATATCTTTATTTACAAATCCTATTCTAGAATTTGATGAAGGGTTTGTGACTATTAAAGAAGAAAATAATCCAAAGAATTCTTTGAAGTATTTTTATTCAGACCCATCAGTTGTCACTTCACCAAATAAAACAATTACTATGCCAAGTAAAGAAGTATCATTTAAACTGAATGGTGAAAACTTAAACAAACTTAAAAGAGCTGCAGGTGTTATACAGGCACCAGATTTAGTATTAGAGAAAAATAATACTGATGTATTCTTAACAGTAAAAGATAAAAAGAATGATACTGCAAATACATTCTCTATTGATGTTGATACTGTTGCAGATGGTAGTGATTTTAAATTCTTTTTCAAAGTGGAAAATCTAAAACTTATGGATGGTGATTATGATGTTGATATTTCATCTAAGAATATTAGTCATCTAGCATCTTCTAATAAAGATGTAGAGTATTGGGTTGCACTTGAACCTGAATCAAGTTATGAATAACAAATTGGATTATATATTATGGAAACTTTTTTATGGGTTGAGAAATATCGCCCAAGCACAATTAACGATTGTATTTTACCAGAGAACTTAAAAAAAACTTTTAAGGAATTTGTAGAAGACAAACACATACCAAACTTAATTTTATCAGGTGGGCCTGGTGTCGGTAAGACTACTGTTGCCAAAGCAATGCTTGATGAAATAGGTGCAACATCATTACTAATAAATGGTTCAGAAGAATCTGGTATTGATGTTCTTAGAAATAAAATTAAAAACTTTGCCTCTACTGTATCACTTGAAGGTGGTCGTAAGTATGTCATACTTGATGAGGCAGATTATTTAAATCCCCAATCAACACAACCTGCACTTCGTGGATTCATGGAAGAATTTCATAAGAATTGTGGATTCATTCTTACTTGTAATTATAAAAACAGATTAATTGAACCATTACATTCAAGATGTAGTGTGATTGATTTTATTATTGCAAAAGATGATAAACCAAAACTTGCAAAAGATTTTTTTGGTCGTGTTAAAAATATTCTTGAATCAGAGAATATAAAATACGAACCAAGAGTTATAATGGAAGTCTTAACTAAATACTTCCCAGATTGGCGAAGAACAATAAACGAATTACAAAGATATTCTACATCAGGTCAAATAGATGCTGGTATTCTTGTAAATATATCAGAGGTAAATATAAATGAACTTATTACCGCACTCAAGGCTCAGGAATTCACTAATGTACGAAAGTGGATTGTACATAATTTGGATAATGACCCTGTCCGTATTTATCGCAGGATTTATGATAATCTTTATAAGTATGCTACTGCTGGTACAATACCTCATGCAGTTCTTATCTTATCTAAGTACCAGTATCAGTCAGCTTTTGTGGCCGACCAAGAAATAAATTTACTTGCTTGTCTAACAGAAATTATGGTAGATGTGAAATGGAAATAGATAAAGTACAAGTATTAAAACCATTTGGGCCTTTAGTTATGATGGCACAATTACCAGAAGGGTTTATTAAAAAACTTAATGGAATTGCTGATGTAGTTAAAGAAAAAGGTGATATGGGACCTAGACTTGCTGGTGTCATAAAAAAAGAAAGTGAAATACCACATTCTATGTTAGAAGAAAAGAAAGTCATGGATATCTTCCATGCACTATCTAGAAGTTATATTGAACAAGCTTATTTAAATGCTGGTCAAAAAAACTTATATGATGTTGTGGATGTTAAAACTCACATGCAATCTATTTGGACTGTACATCAATATGAAAATGAATATAATCCACAACATAATCATGCACATTGTCAGATAAGTGCCGTGTTATATTTAAAAGTTCCTGCTATGAAACCTAGAAACATACCTGGTAAAAGAGATAGAGATGGTGAAATAGAATTTACTTTTTGTAATACTGATAATATTTTTACAACAGGTTCTTTTGTAGTAAAACCAAAACCTGGCATGTGTTTACTATTTCCTAATAGTTTGTATCATCAAGTTTATCCATTTCAAGGTGAGGGTGAGAGAAGAAGTATTGCATTTAATATGTCATATAAAGCATTTAAAAAAGATAGTGGAATACAAGTTGCTGGAGATAGTGTAAACTTATATAACGAAACACATCACGCAGATACTATACCATGGCGTAGGTTAGAAAAATGAGTTATGAATTAAAAGAATATCTAAAAGCTATTAATACTTCCAAAGAAAAACTTATGGATGGTGAAGATGAGATGTGGGAGAAGAAATATCCTGCATATATTGTAAACAAATGTCTTGCTCCATTTCAAGATACTATCTTTCTAGTTAATGAAATGAACATGAATCACCAGATAGATAAGAAATTACAATTTGACTTTTTACTAAATACTCTAAGAACAAGGAATAGATATACACCTTGGTTGAAAGCGAAGAAAGAAAAGTATTTAGAATATGTAAAAGAGTATTATGGATATAGTAATGAAAAAGCAAAATCAGCTCTTAATATACTAAATGATGAACAAATAAAAACTATTATGAATAGTTTAAATAAAGGCGGTAAACATGGAAAATAATATACAATGGAAGCAGGAGCAGATGTTTGAAGTTCTTTTAAAAGAACCAGATGACTTCCTAAAGATTAGAGAAACTTTATCTCGCATAGGAGTTGCTTCACGAAAAGAAAGAAAGTTATATCAGTCTTGTCACATACTTCATAAACAAGGTAAGTATTACATAGTACACTTTAAAGAATTATTTGCACTTGATGGTAAGGATACCAATTTATCAGAGAATGATATTGCTAGAAGAAATACAATAGTTAAACTTCTAAGTGATTGGGGATTAGTAGAGATGAAAGCTACACCAGAACCGATTGCACCATTAAGTCAAATCAAAATTATTTCATTTAAAGAAAAAGATGAGTGGATGTTAGAAACTAAATATAACATAGGGAAAAAGAAAGAGGTAGAGTAATGGCATATTCGAATAAAGTTTTAGACCATTATGAAAATCCTAGAAATGTGGGAACACTTGATAAGGATGATTCATCAGTTGGTACAGGTATGGTCGGAGCACCAGCTTGTGGTGATGTAATGAAACTTCAAATTAAAGTGGATGATGATGGTATCATAACAGATGCTAAATTTAAAACCTATGGATGTGGTTCTGCAATCGCATCATCAAGTCTATTAACCGAATGGGTTAAAGGACAAAGTTTAGATGAAGTAGAACAAATTAAAAATAGTGATATTGCAGAGGAACTTGCATTACCACCTGTAAAAATTCATTGTTCAGTTTTGGCAGAAGATGCTATCAAGGCTGCACTTGCAGACTATAAAGGTAAACAAGAAGCAATTGGTAAATGGCAACCTAACACAGAGTAATATATTATGAAAAATTTTCAATCATTTATCACAGAAGAAAATGTGAATGATGGTGATATACAAATTGCTGTAATTACTAAAGTATCTTCTAACAAAGAAGAAGTAGTTGCAAACCAACTCAAAAAATATTCAGATAAAAATAAAATTCCATGTCACATTATCAATACACAAAAGGCATGGGTATCAGATAATGATTTAGAAAAAGGTATTTTAACAATATCAAATGTAGAGGGAGAAAGACTAGACTTTGATATAAGTAAAACAGTCGTATTTGTTAGAGCAGGAGTATTAGATAATGAAGTAGGACTTGCATTACTTTCTACTTTTGAAAAGGCAGGTGCATTTATGATTAACAACCGAGATGGTATGTTAACTTGTGATAACAAAATGACATCTTATATAACATTTAATCAAAATGGAATACAAACACCTAGAACATCATTAATTAATAATGAAGATTCAGTTGCAGATGCACATGAAAGAATCGGTGGTAAGTTTCCTGTTATTATAAAAACAATTACAGGTACACAAGGTATTGGTGTATCTATTGCAAATGATTATAAAAGTTTAATATCAAATGTACAGTCACTATGGAAGTTTGGAGCTGAACTTTTAATACAAGAATTTTTAGAAATGGATTATGATGTTAGAACTATTGTAGTGGATGGTGTAATTATTGCCTCTACTAAAAGAGTAAAACCAAAAGAAGATTTTCGTTCTAATAGACATAGAGGAGCAGAAACATTTCCTTACAAACTTTCTGATGATGAAAAAGAATCAATACTAAATGCATATCGTTCTACAGGTGCATACATGGTTGGCGTAGACCACACAATCGTAAATGGTAAAACATATATTTTAGAATGTAATGGTTCACCTGGTATCGGTTCTAACTTTGGAAATGGTGATGGTGAATTAACAACCAACGAAAGACTAATTGAAAAAGTAGTCACACATATTGGAAAAGTTAAAAGTCGTTTTGTTGGAGCAACACAAACTGCTGGATATGTAGAGAGATTAGAAATTGTAGGACTTGGCCCATACCGTGCTAAGTTTGATACAGGTAATGGAACTAAAGCATCTATGTTTCATGTAGATAAATTAGAAATAAAAGGTAAGATTGCTAAATGGGAAAGAGATGGTAAAAAATTTACTAGTAATATAGTTGGTGTATCTCATCCTATGCATGTAGATAAAATAGATAAAAGACCAATGGTTATGGTTGATTTAAAATTCAATAATAAATTATATAAAGATGTTCCAATAGGATTGACAACAAGAGATTCTAAAAGTACATTTTTAATTAATAGGGATTTACTCACTAGATTAAAAGTTGCAGTAAACCCAGACAGAAAATTTGTTCTTTCTAGTTATATAGAAAGAGGTGATAATAACGATATTGACAATAGGTAAAAAAATGATAAATGCACTAAGAAAAAAATATGAAGCAGAAATTGCAGCTGCACAAGCTAACATTAATGTCTACATGAAAAACCCTGCAGGTATAGGTGAACACCCAGACCTAGTTGCGGCAGTGGATTCAGAGATGGTTAAACTTGCAGATGCCGAAGATAAGTTGGCAACATTGAATAAACATTATGGCAATCAGCCAGACTTATTAACATAATAAACATTGACAAAACTTGTTAAACCAGATATACTGGCACTTATATTATGAACTTTTATACTAATGTGACCCCTTGGGGCAATACTCTACTTGTTAGAGAATATGTGAATGGAGAAAGAGTTAATCGAAAGGTTAAATATTCCCCTACTTTATTCTGTAAAGTAATCAAAGAAACAAAACATAAAACCTTAGATGGTCAATATGTCACACCTATAAAACATAATACAATCAAAGAAGCAAAAGAGTGGTTAAAGTCTTATGAAGACCAACCACATTTAATCTTTGGTAATACTACATTTCAATATAATTATATTGCAGATGAATATCCTAGTTTTGTAAAGTGGGATGTTGATAAAATTCTTATTGTGACTATTGATATAGAAGTTGCATGTGAAAATGGATTTCCAAACCCAGAGGATGCGATTGAACCATTACTATCAATCACAATTAAGAATCATCAAAACAAACAAATATTAGTTTGGGGTACAGGTGAATATAAAAACACAAGAGAAGATGTCACTTATGTCAAGTGTAAAAATGAAAAAGAATTAATACAAGAGTTTTTATCTTTCTGGCAAAAGAATCAACCAGATATTATTACAGGTTGGAATACAGAATTTTTTGATATACCTTATGTATGTAATCGTATAAAAAATTTATATGATGAAACAGAAGTGAATAAACTTTCACCATGGGGTAATGTATCAAGTAGAGAAGTTTATCAAATGGGTAGAAAACATCAAGTCTATGATATACAAGGTGTATCTCATTTAGATTATTATGATTTGTATAGGAAGTTTACATATACTAATCGTGAGAGCTACAGACTTGACCATATTGCCCATATTGAACTCGGTGAAAGTAAAGATGACAATCCATACGAAACATTCCGAGAATGGTACTTAAAGGACTTCCAATCGTTTATTGACTACAATATACAAGATGTTGAGATAGTCGATAGACTAGAAGATAAAATGAGATTGATTGAACTATGTTTGACTATGGCTTATGATGCCAAGGTCAATTATATGGATGTACTTGGTTCAGTTAAATATTGGGATATACTAATTTATAATGAACTTAGAAAAAAGAATATAGTGATTCCACAAAAAGTACAAAGAAGTAAAACTGAAAAGTTTGAAGGTGCATATGTAAAAGAACCACAAGTTGGTTTACATAAATGGGTTATGTCTTTTGATTTAAATTCACTATACCCACATCTGATTATGCAATATAATATTTCACCAGAAACATTAGTTGCAAATGAAAAAGTTAAAAACATGTCTGTTGAGAAAATGCTAAATAAAAGTGTAGATACATCTATATTAAAAGATGCGACTATGACACCAAATGGTGCTTTGTTTAAAACAACTCAAAAAGGATTTCTACCTGAACTCATGCAAAAGATGTATGATGACAGAGTAAAATTCAAACAGTTAATGTTGGAGGCAAAAAAAGATTATGAAAGAACTAAAGACCCAAAACTTAAAAAAACAATATCAAAATTTAATAACATCCAAATGGCTAAAAAGATTTCTCTTAATAGTGCATATGGTGCTATTGGTAATAACTGGTTTAGGTATTATAATCTTTTGGTTGCTGAAGCAATTACTACCAGTGGTCAATTTGCTATTAGGTATATTGAACATTCTCTTAATGGGTATCTTAATAAGATACTTGAAACCAATGGAGAAGATTACATTATTGCATCAGATACGGACTCGGTGTATATTTGTTTTGACAAACTTGTTAGCAAAGTATTCAAAGGAGAAACCGACAAATCCAAAATCGTTGACTTCTTGGACAAAGTGGCTACAGATAAAATCGAACCTTTTATTGATAAGGCTTATCAAGAACTCGCTGAATATGTAAATGCATATGAACAAAAAATGGAAATGAAAAGAGAAGTGATTGCAGACAAAGGAATTTGGGTTGCAAAGAAAAGATATATTTTAAATACACATGATGTTGAAGGTGTTCGTTATAAAGAACCTAAATTAAAAATTATGGGTGTTGAAGCTGTTAAGTCATCAACCCCTGCACCATGTCGTGAGAAAATTAAACAAGCATTAAAAATTATAATGAATGAAGATTCAAAAGTGCTAAATAGTTTTATACAAGATTTTAGAAAAGAGTTTATGACACTAAACCCAGAAGTAGTTGCGTACCCACGCTCTGTAAATGGATTAAACAAATGGACTGAATCACATAATCTATTTAAGAAAGGAGCACCTATACATTGTAAAGGTGCAATATTATATAATCATCTTTTAAAGGAAAAAAAATTACAAGGTAAATATCCTTATATACAAGAAGGTGATAAGATTAAATTTTTACACATGA